CCACTCAAGATACGACTCTCGTAGTTTGCTTCGATTGTCTCAAGCAACGACGCAGGAATCGACACATAAATTTCTATCATTGTCTTTGTCTCTTACTATCAAACGAATATACAACGTCTATTTCTAGATTGAAGACTTTATCTTGTACGTGCTTCTTCACTTCGTAGTTTGATGTCTCGATGTTGACTGCTACGAGTGTAGTGCCGTCGTACATATACACGACAGGCGAATCAATCAAGTCTTTCAACCATTCGCTTTGTGATTCTGTAATCCAGTTCGAGAACAATTTAACCCTATGAGTTGAAATTGTGTCGTAATTTCTTGACTTAAAAGATGAAGTTTGATACGCGTATGTAGCACCTAGTGTGTAAGGGTTTGCTTTGTATGTTTTGCGTTGAGTGTCGTATGTGTCTCGTCGCACCTTGTTGAATCTAAAAGAATCAAAGCCACCTAGAGAGTTTAAGAAGAACAAGTCTGTTGTCTCGTACTTTGAACACTCGTCTACTAACGTCACACGATACGTCTCGCTTAGTGTTGTACCTCCGTTCTTGAGTACGATGTCGTAGTATGTAGCACCGCTTGGGATTGTCAACTGAGAACCGCTAGGGATGCGAACAATCGTAGAAGTAGGTAGACTCAAGGTTTGTGTACTTGCGTCGCTATACGTCACGACTGCGCTTGTAGCGGTGTTTCTAATTGCGTACAAGAAATCTTTTTGTGTGCGTTGTATAATCTTCGAGCGAATGGGTGTCAAGAATTTTCCGTCACCATCCATCGTGTATTGACCGTTGTAGTTGACTAGGTCAATCGCGTTGAGTGATGCGTTCCATACGTTGCCAGTTGCGCTCGTCAAGTTTGTGTACTCTACGACGCTACCTGTTGCACTTGCGCTATACTCATACCCGAACTCTACTTTGTACGACATTGCACTATTTGTGCAACCACTAGCGAGAGTGTCATTGATGTTGAAGTCGTAAGTGACGTAGTTCTCTAGAATGCGTGAGATATTGAAGACACCTTTATTTGTTGAGCCGTAGTAGATAGGTGCTTTGAGTTTTGCAAGACTCGTAGTGTTCTGCTTTACTTCACAAATGAACTTGAAATTGTCTTTCGTGTAGATTGCACCGCTTGACTCTGTGATGACGAAGTTCGTATCATTGTAAGCAGGTGCGTTCGCGTTTGGTTGTTGTGTGATTGAGAGTGCCACGTATTAAAATAGCATCGCAACACTCTCGTCTCAAAATGAAAGAGAGACCTTGTGAGTCTCTCTCTGTTTTACTTTAACATCTTAGCGATGTATCTCAAGTGATACTCTTGTATGTTGTAACCTCCTGCACCGATGCAAGTAGTGTAGAAGCAACGACCATCTTCAAGAATAGCAGTAACCTCAAAGCCCTTTGAACCTACGCGAGTGTTGACTTCTTTTGCAATATCTTCGCTTGTCAAGTATTTGCTCAACGCTGACTCTAGTTTTGCGATGCTAGTTTGACGAATTGATTCAAGATGACACTTGCGAGTTTTTTCAATTCTTGACTCATAGATAAAAGCGTCAAATACAAATCGAGTCAATCTCTCACGACGACCGTATGTCATAGAATTTGAGAAAGCACTATACCACTTGCTTCCGTTCATTTGTGTATCGTAAGCCAAATCTTCACGACCATTCAACAAAGCGACGGTTCTGTATGCGATGTAGTCGCTATGATTTACATCACCAAACATCGCTCTCAAGTTGCTTATGATATCTTCTATCTTCTTGAAGCGTTCGATTTCTTTTTGAACCATTTCTTCGATTTGAGATTGGTAGTTTTCGCGGATTGTTTCGATTGCATTTTTCATAGTTTGTGTCATTTGATGTAGCGAAGATACGCTCACTTTTGACATATGCAACACATTTAGAAAATTTCTTTGCAATTTATTTTGTTTTCTTACAATTCTATGACAATTCACTTGTCACTCTTATTCGTAGAAATGTGACATATATGTATCAAAAAGCATATAAAATGTACGATTTATGAAACCTTATATGTCAAAACGTACACTTTTTCACAAAAATCACACTTAAGAATTATAGCATCTCGTTAAGAACTGCGATGACGTAAGGTTGAAATCCCTTGTTTGCGCTTTGCTCTAGTCGTTTGTTGCGCTCTTGCGTTTGTGCTTTGTAGTATGCGATAGCGTTGAAGAACTCAATCAATGGCATCTCTAGGAAGAACTCCCATTTTGTTCTGTCACGATTTGCCATCTTGTCGACAAGTTCAAGCCACGAGAAAGGACTTACCTCTACTTTGTCAAGTTGCTCATCTCCTGCTTCAAATAATCGAGGGTAGCGGTCAACAACTGCGGATAGAGTGCCAAGAAAAAAGATGCGTATGAATAAGCGAACGAACAACTCAAAGTCTTGAACGACTCGCATCGTTCCTCAAAGTTGGTTGCTACTTGACCTTTTGGGATTTTTACACGATAGCCAAAGATGTCTACTTCGTACGAGAGCATCGCCAGAATCTTGTGTAGGTTCTCAATGATATCGTCTGCTTTGATTTGTTGTAAAGCGATGAAGTGGTGACCTTGCATCTCTTGAGCGTTTGTGATAAGACGATAGCGTTTCTTCATATGCTTGAAAGCGAACATCGGCTTCTCTTGTGGTAACTCATTCAAGAAATTTAACTTCTCCACTTCTTCGAGAATCTTCTTGAGAGACATCTCTTCGACTTCGTCTATGTCTAAGCGATTGACGATAGCGATTTGATGTATACGACGCTCGACCCCTTCAAAGTGATTGATAGAAGCGAGTTCTTGTAATTGTTCGATTGTTATGTTTTTCCAATTCATTTATGCAAAGTAAAATAATCCCGGTCTATTTTTTGACTTACAATCTAAAGCGAGAGCAAGTGAGCAAACGCAATCGTCGTGCAAACCACTAGGTGCGCTATATCTTACACCTGTGCGAGTGTACTCATACTCGAAAGACTCCATCTCGTAGCCGATAGGGTCTTCTGGAAAGCGTATCTCGTTGCGTTGTACTGCAAGAACTAGACCTTCGATGAGTTGTTGCTTCGATTGCGAGGTGAACTTGAAACCTTGCGCACGAGAACACGCTCTTTGAATTTGTTCTACGATAGGGTCGCCTACGCCAGTAGAGTCGATGTAAGCAGGTGTGTTCTGTACTAGTTGAATGATGCGTTGTTGAGTTTGCCCCCAATCGCTTTGAAAGCGTTCGCAATATGATACGCAATTATTAGCATCAATACCAATTATCACCGTGTAGTCGGTGTACTTTGCTAAGTCAATACCATACGCTACGACTTGAGAGTTTGTAGTAGGTTGGTAACAAGCGCGAATCGAGTCAATACCAAATGGGTTTGATTTATCGTCTGCGGGTTCTGCGAGATACAACTCATCGAACACGTGTTTCGGTAAGTCTCGCTTTGCTTGTTCTACTTCATCAAGTTGAAGTATGCCTTCATTGACTGCGTCGTATGCCGTAATCTTGAAGTACTCGTAGTCTTTCTCTCCTTGCTTTGCGCGTTCACCTAGTTTGTAGAACCAATTCTTTTTCCCCTTGACGTTGCCGATGAGTTTGCATTTGCCTTGCGTAGCCGTGAGAGTAGAACGAAGAGCGAACCAAGACTCTTCTCTCGCTCGTGATGCTTCATCAAAGACACAAGCGTACACGTCGTCACCATATAGGTTGTCTGGCTTCTCTGCGCTCTTGAACTCTATTCTCGCACCTGTTGGAAGAGTGAGCAACAACTTCGACTCGTTCGTGATAAAGAAGTTCTTGTCCGTCACTTGAGTCTTCATACGACGATATGCGATTTCTGCTTGTTGGTACACAGGTGCAACCCACCACACACTTTGACCATCTCGCAACTTGAGTGCTTGTTCGAAGAGCCAAATGATGTGTGATGCGGTCTTACCTGTTTTAGTACTCGCCGCCGTGATTGTGTACCTCGCTTGTGAATCGAGTATGTTCTTTTGGTAAGAAGTCAATCTAGGGCGAATGTACTCTATTTGCATATGCTTTCGTAGAACTTGATGCGCTCGATATTCCACAACTTGATATCGTGAAACTTCTTGCAATACTTAGCGTTTGAAGAACCTAAGTGCGAAGTATTGAGTAATGCTTGTTTGATTGAGTCGTACCACTCGTCATTCTTTGCGAAGATGACACCACCGTTGTCGATGTGGTTCAAATATGGCTCACAAGCACTCACGACGATAGGCAAGTCATATGCACTCGCTTCGAGAATCTTCAACTCGCTCTTGCACGAATTGAATTTTGTAGACTGAAGAGGTGCGATTGCTACGTCAAAGTGTTTGTAGACTTCACCGTATGCGTTTGCGCTAGTGCCACGTACGACGTGAAACCAATCACCTTTGAACATTGAGCAAATCGAATCCCATATATCGCTTGGAGTATAACCACACAAATAGAAGTCGATGAGACCTTCTTCACCTAGACGAGTGATGTCGTCGACGATGAGTTTCAAATCTTCGTGATGTGTGATACCACCAACCCAACCGACTTTGTCTTTGTCGTTTGCTACTCGTGAGTGCTTCCATTGTTCGTGTTCGTAGTCTAAGCAATTAGGTAGAACGATTGCGTTCTTGTTGTACTGCTTGACTTGGTCTAGAAGTTGAGGCGTTGTGCAGGTCACACCGTCTGCGTAGTGAAGAGCGTCTTTGATTGCGTTCTTAATTCCGTGACGATACGCCCAATATGCGGGGTTGAATTTAGGCAACACCCAGTAGTCGTCAACGTCTACAACGTATGGTGTCTTCGCTTGAGCAATCTTCTTTAAGATGTCGTAGTGATGCTTTCCTAGCCAACGATTAAAGACTACAAGGTCGTAGTTCTTAAAGTCGACAAGGTTCATCATTGTATCGCTATCTTGAGCGATGTCGATTGTAGCGTAGCCGTCGAGTTGTAGACGCATCAAAGGCGTATAGATTCGATGGTAGACTACGCCATTCATTCCGTCTGCTAGTGCTAGGATTCTCATATTTCTTCAACTTTTCTTTCTGAATCGTAAAAACGAACAAATTCAACATCATATCCCAAATGTTTCAAAATATCTAATGTTGTACCCATTTCTATTTGACTACTTCTTTCAACACGTTCACCATTAATTTCAATCCATCCATCAGTTGTCAAAGTTTCATACACAACTTTCAATTGTATTTTTTTCATAGTATTCTCATTCGTTTGGTGCGATTGGGATGGGCATCCAGTATTCTACTTGAATAAGTCGATTCGTGTGTTCATCGACCCACATATCGTCAAGGTATCTAGCGAGTGCTACTTCGCCTTGATACGTCTTCACGAGTTTTATCTCGTCGTCTTGCGGTGGCAAAACGTCACTACCTCTCCACGTCTTCTTCATTAGAACTTAGGTTTTGGGATTGAGATTGAGTGAGTCGCTTTTGACTTCTCGTTTGCTACCTTCATACGATTGCAGTTGATACGAACATCTCCGTATTGATTGACGATGAGTTCACCGCTTTCGATAGCGTCTTGAAGTTTCTTGATGTTGATTGATAGGTTGAGTCCGTACTCGTTCTCCCATCCATTGCCGATGTAAGTTGTCATTAGTCTAGTTTAAGTGTTATTTTGATTGGTTCTTCTGTTTTGATTGTTGTCTCTACTTCTTCTTTTGGTTTGCCGTGTACTCTAGTCAATAAAGTCTCAAGCGAGAAGAGAGAGTTCTTGTCGTGTGATTTGAGTAGCGCACCTGCGACGATGCGTTCTAGAATGGTGTAGTCGTTACCCTTGTCAATCTCTGTGAGTTCTTCTCTTGACATTGCGACCATATTCATCAATGTTTGATTGATGTCGTCTTTTGAATATCCTAGACCCTTGAGTTGAGTGACTAGTTTCTTTGGTCTTCCATTAGGGTTTGCGTTGTTTCCTGCTTTGAAAGGTTTCAAGTTTTGTAGTTGTTTTTCTGTTGCCATTGTTTTCTCGATTTACTCACGATTTTTGACACTTACTCAAAGCGATTCGATGCTTCTCTTTGAGAAAGTCTTTATACTGCTTTTGGTCTCCCAGACGAGTGTGACATTCTCTGCACAATGCTTGAAGATTTGTGATGACATCTTTTAGTTTGCTTCCACCCATACCACGAGCATCAATGTGATTGATGTCTACCGCAGTCTTACCACATACCTCGCAAGGTATCCACGATGTTTCGTCGTAGCCAAAATAGTCAAGATATATTTTAGTGTAGGGCTTCATATTTCTAGATTGTACTCGTTGAGTAGTTTATATAGTTTGTCTCTTGTCTCTTGTAGTGCTTTGTAGGTATCTTCGCTTTGTGTGTCGGGTGCGTACTTTATCAAACCTCTCAAGTGTTGGTCTAGATGAAAAGCAACCATAGCGAACTTGTGACCATTGACGGCGAGTTCAAATTGTTCTCTCTCTTCTGTTAAGTCAAA